TCACCACTACGCAACTGCTGAGCTGCTTTCTTGTAATCAATTTCTAAGTTGTCCATAATATAAAAACTGTGTTAAACTACTTTTATTGTAGCTTGACACAGTTTAGTTTACACTCTCGTCGTGATGACACTCGCCATTTTGATTTTTTTTTCTCATTTTCTTGCTTGTTTAAAATATTTGTTGTATCTTTGCATCCGGATAACCCTGGTGTTTCCTAATGGCCCATGTGAAGGACCGCAGGAAACGCTGGGGTTATTTCTTTTTGAATGCTATGTAGAGTGTTTCCCTACTATTTTTCCTTATTTCTGTTTTCAGCTTCCAGACTTCGCCGTCAATATGTATCTCGTACTCATTGTAACCAGTGGCGCCTCTTTTTCTCTTCTTCTCTACATTCTTGATGTCTTTTTCGGATGTCATATCCTTTACTTCTCCCAGTGGGCTGAAACGTATGAAAGAGAGTTGGTCCAGATGGCTAGCTATCCACTTGAAGGCGTTGATTTCTTCTATCGTACGGGCATGCTTGAGACCAAGTTCTAGAGAGTCTCTGGTCTGAAAATACTTTCCTGTTTGTAAGGAATTGGAAGACTTTGTGAAGTTGGTGGATTCTTTTATATAACCTTTCTTCTCGGTACAGAGCCGTGATGCCTCAGTGTTCATAGCGCATTTGTGTAGCCTTCTGCATGCTTCGCACAACTGATTGTCCGGAAGTGCCAGATTGACGTTCTTACCTTTCGCTACATCGCAGCTATTACACTTCTTGATGGTGTAAGGATTGTAGTCAGGAACCGCCTTGCCCTGCTTTCCGCTATTGAACCGGAAAATATTAAAGCGCTCTCCGTCTAAGGCTTCTTTTCCTCTGTCCATCGCTTCACCATGAGGCGTGGCATCATACTTCCATTTGAGAACCTGGACCACCGTACAGCGGCAGTTCCATCCATTTGGAGGGTAGTAGCTCTCCCAGAAAGGGTCACTCATCGGTAGTGTTACTCTGTCGAGAGCAGCATGCTCCGGTCGCACCTTGTCATCATGGGCAGTTCTATACTGGAGATAGTATTCGTCACTATCCTCGGCAAAGCGTTCCCATTTAGCGGCCATGGTAGCAGAAGACTGTACGAAACCGTATTCTGCCCGAAGGTAGTTCCTGTTGTAGGTTTCGTTAATCTTCCGTACATCATTCAAAAAACGTTCGAACGGTTTTCTATCTCCATTCTCATCAAGCAAGCTAGGGAATGCCTCGTTAAGCTCGTGGAAGGTTTTCATGCCGGAGAAGATATAGTTGGAGCGGGTTAACCGCTCTCGCATCTTTTCGGTCATTTCCACCTTCTCGAAACTGGAATCCAGGATATCGGTGTGTTCCTGAATAAAATCCATGGCCTCGTTGCTTGACAGGATATTAATATCCAGGTGTGCGCCGTGTTGACGGAAGAGCGCTTTCATCAGCTTGTCGAAACTGGAGGATATTTCCTGGTATCTCAGTTTTTTCTCATCGGCTGACGTGAGCTGGATATTCATTTTGCCAATGATGGATTCGTATCGGCTGTGCAGCCCCTTATAGTCATCGGGGCTTAGTCGAAAAAAGGTCTGGAGAGCTGCAATCCAGGCTGCTGTATGCGTTCGCCTACAGGCATGTTGTATTTGTCTGCGAAATACTTTGGATCCACTTCGTAACGGTCAGAGATCATTTTCTCGTATTCCATCTGCTGTTCCGGTGTATAATCTACGCTTTTGTCCCACGAGAAGTGGTAGCCTTGAAGCGGATATCCGTGGCGGATCATACGAGGTATGAGCTGATTATTGATAATGCTTGCCAGCATCTTCGCATCGCTCTCGACCAGGTTTTCAAACACCTTGAGGTGAGTCTGGCTCTGGGATAAGGAGCTGCCATCCTCGATAGTCATTGTCTGCCCGATGATAAGCTTGGAGATTTCGCTGTTGGAACGATCCACGCGCTTGTCATAGACGTTGAACGCATCACTCTTGGTGCTTTCGATGATTTGGATATCCGTTCCTTCGGGGAATAATGCCCATGGAGCGATATCCATACCCTTGAGCATTTCTTCGATGCGCTGCTGGTCTGACTTGTCTCTTGAAGCAGTCTTGGCTACTCGCATAGGCATTCCGAAAATCTCACTGAAGACATCCCATGCTGCGAGAACGTTCTTTTTCGGGATGGCGTGGAGTGCAGCCTTGAGGTAGAGTCCGAGATCATCAGGTTTTCCTGCCTCGATAAGGTTGTTGTACCATTCCGGCTCTCTATAGTCTATTCCTGTAGTCCAATCCTGTCCGAGGTCTGTGACTACACGATGATGTTCTGGAATCACGAATTTGCGGTCGATAAGCTTTACTTCCGAGTAGCAAGGGCATCCGTCTCCATCCTTCCCGATATCTCCCAGTTCTATCAGGGAATGCCCATAATAGATGGAATCGAGAATAAGGCGGCATAATTCGTAGAACCATTCCTGGTCGAAATAATGCTTGAGTTCATCACAAGGCTTGCCGCTTTTATCTTCGATGTTAAAAGACTTGGAAAGGACGAAGCCTGTGCGCTGGCCAATACATCCGGTAACATGGGCATCCGTGGCGGTATCTCTGTAGATATCGTAGAGCATCTGTCTGTTTGGACTTTCTATGCTGATAGCCTGCTGCCAAGCCTTGCGCCATTTCTGGATATCACTCTTGGTAAGAGCTTCGGTGGTGCGCTGAAGCTTGGATATGATATGCTGGGCATTTCTGCGGGTTGTCTTGTCGGCGAGGATGATGTCTCCGAACTTGGTATGCAGCATCCGTGGCTCACCCTTGACGGCACGCCGGATGTCGTAGATGCCCTGTAATGTCTTGTCAAATAGATTCATCTTGCTTTATTTTTGAATATTAAACTTGAATACGGATTACCAGGAGTGGCGGTTAGGGCCGTTCCCCCACTTAACGCCATTAGTGTTAGACTCACCTGTAGTCTCGTCAGTGGCTATCGGCAGGTCCGGGACAATTTTGCCAGCCGCAACTCCCTCTAGCCACTTGATGGCACGTTCGTAGCGTTCCTTGCGCACATCACTGCCCATTCTCTGCGGTTGTGCTGCTATCATATTATAGAGAGCAATATCCGCCGCATACATCACTATCTGTCGGTTGCGGTCATTTCCTATGGCGGAGAAGACCTTGTCGCAGTCATATTTAGGACGGAGATAGCCTGCTATCTCTTCCACCGCTTCCTGAATGGCATTGTCGGCGTTAGCGTCGTCTGCCTGGGTGATGACCTTGAGTGCGGCTTCAGAAGCCACCACCTTGAAATCTTCTTGAGTAATAAACATATAAAATACTTTTTAATTACCAACCATTTTTAGGAGGTCTCCTCTTGCCTATGCGTGGCTCAAAAGCATCGACGCGTCCTTGTCGCTGAAGGATGAAGATGGCTCCCTCGTCTGCATCCGGAGCATCGTCGTGTGCTCTGCTTCCGTGTTCCAGGGCTAGCGTCTGCTCGATTCCCACCTGCATATCCTCTGAGTCTTTAAGGTTCTCGTTGTAGAACACCAAGCCTCGTTCCCATAAAGGGGCGACACTCTCGATACGTTGTAGCTTGTCGGGCTTTTTCCGGTTATCAGCAGATATCGGAAGCTGATAGCCCCGAAGTTCTCCTTCCTCGTAGAATTCATCAAGAGCCGTATCCTGCATCAGATTCGACTCCATATAGAACTGGATACTGGCTCCCTGCTCCATGGCTCTTTCATAGAGGTTGTATTGCCATCTTACCATCTCTCCGGTGGTAGCCTGACGCACGAAACAGTCTATCAGATGAAGTTCGCTACCCAGTTTTCCCCAGAGTCTGCACGCCTTGTAGTCGTTGGCTGTCGTGGATTTCCAGGATGGGTCTGTATAGCAGACCAGGGCATCATACTTGGTGAGTTTAGGCATACGCTTATACTTGATCCATTCGTGACGGAAGATAGAACCGTCGATGATAGGGTTATGCATCATCTCCTTATTCCAATCCCTGTAACCAACGAATTCCCGGTAAGCATCTACCTCCTCCCGTGTCCATTTCTCCTTCCATGTCGGTTCTCCGTTCTTATCTACGGCATACACCTTACTCAAGAAAACACCTTTGGTATTGGCGATGTTATAGAGTACGGAGTTCTTGGAAATCAGGTTGCCGACCATGATGAAACGGCCGCGGCCTACATCGAGAGAACCGAAGAGGGCAGACTTTACCCAGGATGTAAGTTCACGAACTCGTTTTTCGTTCTTGCAGAGCTCATCGTCATCAAGGTCATCGATGACGATGTAATCAGGGCGGGCTTCCCTATCACGGAGACCTCGGGGACTCTGACCGCGACCGCATGCCAGGAACTTGACACCGCAGTTCGCCTTGAATTCTCCGTCGGTCCAGTCTCCTCCGGCAGGCTTCTGTTCTCCGAAGTCACGCTTGAGGCGATCGTTGTACTCCAGTTCTGCCTGGATATCACCAAGGAGGCGGCAGGCGGCATCTTCACTCTTGCCGACTACTACCATGAAGTTTATCAGGCGTAGCGGCTGGAACATGAGCCACAAGGGGGTGAATACATCCATGTGGGTACTCTTGGCATGACCGCGCGGCCACATGAATACAGCCTTCAGGTTAGCGGTGCGCTTGACCTTGCTTGCCGCCTGGTTGTGGAATGGCGCATTGTGGATAGTGCGGATCACCTTTCCGGTAGTCTTGTCCTTGAGTTGCAGGAAGTGAGGAAAGTAATACTCGCAGAAAGCAGCATAGTTCTGCTGTAGCCTGTGGATGCGAGCTTCCTTCTCGCTCTTGCCTTCTGGAGCCATGAGCGATGTATCTGTGAGCGCCGCAATCTGCTTGCAGTGCTCCTTCCATTCCTCTATGGCCTTTTTCTTTTCTGCTAGTGTTGCCATTATATATATGTATTAAAGATCGCAGGAAAAACCGTTCTGCATCTTGTCAGAGATGAAGAGATCCTGGTAATAATTAAATGTCTTGAGAAGTTCCGGTGTGATATTCGGGTCGTTCTGTGCCCGGAACTGCATCCATTTGCTGAATGCCATGAATACCTCGATGGCATCTACTACGTTAGCCTTCTTGTCAAGCTTCTCTATAACGGCTGACATTTTAGCCAGCTTGTCACCCAGTCCGGCAATCTTCGCAGCGTCACCGGAAGCATTGACATCGGTAATGAGGGTGTCGATGCTATGGAGCAGCTTGTTTACCAGCTCCGGGCGGGTCACGCTTGTGGCAGCCCGCTGCTCCTTCCATCCTTCCTGGTTGGCCCATTTAGAGAGAGTCTGACGGGAGATGTCTATCTGGTCTGCTATCTCGTTCTGATCCTTGCCTGCCATATATAATGTTCTGGCGAGTTTTTTCTTCTTTTCTAATTCTGCTTTTGTCATGTTATAACTGTGTTTTAATGTGAATAAAATGGCGGGCTATGTTGAAACCCACTGCAAAATTGGCATTTTTTAGGGAGTCTGCCAAAAAAGTATGAAATGATTGCATACCTTTATGAAGCGATTGCAGCGTTTTTTGGAGGGTTCGTGGAAAGTTCGTAATATTGCAGTCGAAATTCAAAAACGAATCGCAAATGGGAAAGAAAGTTAGAATTAACGATGAGAGCGTGAACTGCTATGGTACGCGCATCATTACATCAGGTATTGACCTGACACAGTACGAGCGCAATCCTGTATTACTGTATATGCATGACCGCAGTCAAGGTGTAGTCGGGCTGGTGAAGAACCTGAAGGTGGAAAACGGAGAGCTGACTGGAGAAATCGAGTTTGACGGAGCCACTGAGCTGAGCCAGCGGCTGAAGAAACAGTATGAGTTCGGGTCGATGCGCATGGTAAGCGCCAACTTGCAGATCCTGGAGACTTCCGATGATAAGAGTCTTGTGCTGGAAGGACAGACTGCGCAGACAATTACCAAGAGCCGCCTCTTCGAGGTGAGTGCTGTTGATATCGGTGGAAATGATAACGCCATCGTGTTATACTCTCCGGATGGAGAACAGTTGCCGTTGATGAAAGGCGAAGAGAACGGAAGTGCTTTCCTGCCTTTGTTAAATAGTAATATTAATCCTCTTAAAAAAGAAGTAGAAATGGAATTGAAAACTTTAGCCCTTCAGCTGGGGCTTAGCGAAACAGCTGACGAAGCTACCGTCTTGCAGAAGGTTAGTGAGTTGAAGTTGAAGGCCGAGGGTGCAGCAGCACTCCAGAAGCAGGTTGACGAGTTGAAGGCGGCGCAGGAGGCGCTTGCTCTTGCCGGTATTACAGCCGCCGTGGATCAGGCCGTAAGCGAGAAGCGTATCGATGCCGGTATGAAGAACCATTTTGTCGAGCTTGGCAAAAAGGTAGGTATTGACACATTGAAGTTGACCTTGTCGGCTATGCAGCCACAGGGTAAGCTCTCCGCACAGTTGCACCGTACCGATACTGGCCAAATCGTGGCAGAGGAAACAGACTTCTCCAAGTACGAGAAGCTGAGTGCCGTTCCATCCGGCAAAATGATGGATCTGCACGACAATCATCCTGATGAGTTCGTTCGCCTCTACAAGGCTGAGTACGGATTCGAACCAGCTTAATTTCAAGGTAACATAAAAATATTTTATAATTATGAATAAGTTGATTAAAGTGTTTTCCGCATTGTTGTTCAATGCAATTATGGGTGCTCTCATTGCACTCTTGTTGGGATATAATCCATTCTGGGGTGCAGCTGTTGCCTCCCTTGTTGCTATCGCAGCAGGAGCGTTTATGCCAAAGGGTTCTGCTTACGCAGGCGTTCTTAAAGAAGTATGGACTGGAGAGCTTATCAGGGCTCTGCGTGCCTATCTGGATGCTTCTTGGCTTGTAGGCGTGCCAGACCAGAGTTCTGTCGTGGATAATGATGTAATTCATATGGTGGATGTCGGTGCGGACCCTCAGGTGCTGGTTAATAACAAGACATATCCTATCGAAGTCCAGGAACTCGAGGATGGAGACAAGACCTTCTCTCTCGATAAATTCCAGACAAAGGTTGTTCCTGTTACCGACGACGAATTGTATGCCCTGAGTTACCCCAAGATGGCTCGTGTCAAGGAGAGTTGCGCCAACGCAATCAATGACACCAAGTATGCCAAGGCTGCCCATGCGCTCTGTGCCAATGAGAACACCGCCAAGACTCCTGTATTGGTAACGTCTGGCGCCGTGGATCCTGTAACCAAGCGAGTTAAGCTCTGTATGAACGATCTGGTGAACCTGAAGCGAAAGCTTGATGAACTGGGTGTCCCTCCAACCAACCGCCGACTTGTGCTCTGTACTGATCACGTGAACGACCTGCTCGAGACGGAGCAGACTTTCAAGGAGCAGTACAACGTTGACCGCAATGACGGCAAGGTCGGTAAGCTGTACGGTTTCGATATCTACGAGTTCGGCGCCAATCCTACCTATAGCACCACAGGCAAGAAAAATGCGCTGGGTGCAGTGCCTAAGGCTGGCGAGTTCCAATGCTCATTCGCATTCTACGTGCCTCGTGTGTTCAAGGCTACAGGTAGCACCAAGATGTATTATAGCGCCGCGGAGAACGATCCACAGCAGCAGCGCAATCTCATCTCATACCGTCATTATTTCATCTGTCTGCCTATGAAGGAAGACGCTGGCGGCGTAATCCGTTCAGGCTATAACGCAGGTTAACCGATGGCAAAAATGAAATATCTGGTAATCCACTGCACTGCCACGCCGGAAGGTCGGGAGGTGACAGCCGCCGACATCCGGCACTGGCACTGCGACCCTCCAGCCAAGGGCGGCAGAGGATGGAAGCAGGTGGGCTATACTGATCTTGTGCATCTGGATGGCAGCATAGAACGCCTGGTAGATAATAACGAGGATGCTGAGGTGGATCCATGGGAGATTACCAATGGTGCTGCTGGCTATAATGCCGTGAGCCGGCATGTTGTCTATGCAGGAGGTGTGAGTAAGCACGATGGTAAGCCGCTAGATACTCGCACCCTAGAGCAAAAGAAGGCTCTTGCCGATTATGTGAGAAACTTCCATAGCCGCTTCCCTCAGATCCGTATTGTTGGACATAACGAGTTGAATTCAAAGAAAGCCTGCCCGTCTTTTGATGTCCAGGAATGGCTTCGCTCGTTAGGTATCAGGCAAGCGTAGATTTTTTCAGTAATAGTTGATAGTTTATTAGGTTAAGAAAGGTTTGAAAGGCGATGACAGACATCATACTAAACATACTGCAGTGGGCTATCCTACCGGGCGGCATTGGTACAGCCATCGCCTGGATAGCCAATCGAAAAGTGAAGGAGGCTGAGCAGGCGAAGCGCATACATGACACCTTCAAGGAGATGTATGGCGACGTGAGCAAGGAACTCCTGGCAAAACAAAAAGAACTGAATGATGCAGCAGAAGATAATGCAAAGGCTATCGAGGAACTCAACAAGGAGAACGCCCGCACCCGCTATGCACTTAATAGGCTCACGCGGGCTATTGAGGCTATTCAGCTTTGTCCTCATCGCGCTAGCTGCCCTGTCAGTGGTGAGCTGCGCCACGACGAAGACGACCAGGAAGGAACAGAACCTGGTGCAAAGCGTACAAAGCGCCGACAGTGCAAGCCAAAGTCTGAGTCAGATGGTAAGCCAGGTGAAGACAATGGCGATGTGGTCCCAGCCGATAGCGAGCGACACGGTTCGGTTGAGCATTCCGATGAATAATCTTCTCTCTCTGCCGCAGGGCGCAAGCTATAACGGCAAGCATGGCCGTGCTAACGTGAAGGCGTACGTAAAGCCGAATGACGGTGGTGAAATGCCAACGATCATCGTAGAGGCATCGTGTGACAGCTTGCAGCAGCTGTGCCTTCGGTATGAGAGTGAGCGAGACTCCTTACGAAACCAGGTAAGTCTGCTTAGCAGGCAGATGGAAATGTCGTACAGCAACAATGCTAGAACGGAGCAGAAAAAGCCTCCTAACGGCGTTTGCCTGGATTTGTTTTTTATTATCGCAGGTATTATGACCTGCTTGTTTTTAATGTATTTAATCAGAAAAAAATATGGGTGACGTATTAGACGGAACAGATCTTATTCTTTCAGTTGGGGGTAAGGCATTGGGTTACAGTACCGGGTGTAAGATTACAACCAGTACGGAGACTGGCGAGCGTGTAACAAAGGAAGCTTCCGCTGGCAAGTGGAAGGAGAAGTTTGTAAAGAGCTTCTCTGAGAGTATCAACGCTGATGGTGTCGTGCTGACGGGTAGCAATGCAGAAATGCCTACCTATGATCAGCTGAAGGATCTCCAGCTGGCAGGAGCTTCTGTCGAGGCAACTTATTCTGTTCGTGAGGGTGATGGTCGTGAAGGCAAGACTGCCGGACAGTACAAGGGTAAGTACATCATTACTTCGCTCGATCTCGATGCACAGGCTGGCGAGGATGCGAAGTATAGTGTACAGCTTGAGAATAGTGGTAAGGTTGAAAAAATCGGCACAGGCTTGCAGGGGACCGCAACTGCATGACTGAATACCGATGATGCCGGGAATGAAGAATCCCCGGTTTCGGCCGTAAGTGAAACGTCTTTAGAATCTGAAACGGATGAATAAGATCATGATTAAGGTTGGTGGCAAGGAGTTTCCTTGTCGCCTCACTATGGGAGCGATGCTCCAGTTCAAACGCAATGTCGGTAAGGATGTCAGTCAGATGAACTGGGAGGATATGGAAGAACTGTTAACGCTTATGTGGTGCTGCGTATCGAGCGCCTGCCGAGCCGATAACATTGAATTCTCCATTGACTTCACGATGTTCTGCGACTTAGTGTCTCCGGCAGATATGGCTAAGTGGAATTCCGCAATAGCTGAAGCGAATGAAAAAAAAAGCGAGGAGGAACAGTAAATTCCGAATCGGGCAATGATGATCCGGTGGATGTGGAACATCTTCTGGGTATAGCTATGGGGTGTATGGGGATGAGTATAGATGACTTTTGTCGATGCACCCCATCTGAATACTATGCAGCGTATGAAGCTTGGCATGATGCTGTAGATGCTGCGGAACGTGGCAAGTGGGAACGGGTAAGAATGCAATGCCTGTGCATCCTGCAACCCTACTCGAAGGATAAGCTCAAGGCTAGAGATATTATGCAGTTTGCCTGGGATAAGGAAGTGCAGACTGAGATTCCAGAAGTGAAAGAGAAGCTCAGTCGTGAGGAAATCATGAAAAGATACAGAATGGCAGCGGAGAGGGCTGGATTACATTAGCTTAGATATTGTCGTCTTTTATTGTCATGAATCCCCAAAGTAGAAGAGATACGAAAAAGACAGCGAGACACCAAACCATGGCTTCTGCTAACCATGAAGGCGAACCATGTCTCATGGCTAAGTCGCAAAAATACATACCGAACAGAAAGCTCAGTACGGAAACCAAACCAATAGCGGTTCTTGTTGTGTTGGGTTTTACTTCGTATTTCATAATTTTCGTTTTATTTTAAACACGCTGCAAATATAATAAAAAAGACGCAATAATCCAAATTAAATATCGCAAAAATGGCTAATGAGGTAAAATTTAACATTCGGCTCAATATTGATGGTAAAGACAAGGTTGTTGTAGCTACTACCGCTGTAAATGATCTGAAACATGTGGTGGGTGGTGTCAATGAAGCTACAAAAGAACTAGAGGGTAATCTTATTAATACCAATCAGATTACGGAGGCGTGGAGAAACGTTACCGATGCTTTCCAGCAGATGGTGGGTGTGCTTAATCAGGTTACAGCGGAAAGCCGGACCTTCGGGTCGGCAATGGCAGCGGCTAACACTATGGCAGGTAAGAGCGGACAGGAATTTGCGGCAATGAAGCAGCAGGTAACGGAACTTGCCAAGGAAATACCAATCGCACGTGATGAACTAGCTAGTGGTCTCTACCAGGTTATCTCGAATGGAGTTCCGGAAGACAACTGGATTGATTATCTCCGTTCTTCGGCCAAAGCCTCTGTGGGAGGTATTGCCAATCTAGGAGAAGTGGTAAAGGTTACTTCTACCATTATCAAGAATTACGGACTGGAATGGAGTAATGCTGGAGAGATACAGGACAAGATACAGTTAACCGCAAAGAACGGTGTTACCTCGTTCGAACAGATGGCGCAAGCCTTGCCACGTGTTACGGCTCAAGCTTCGACGTTAGGAGTGTCGATAGATGAGCTGATGGCTTCATTTGCTACACTTACCGGCGTAAGTGGAGATACCGCGGAGGTTAGTACTCAGCTTGCAGCTATTTTTACGGCACTTATAAAACCTTCGAGCGAAGCTACCGAAATGGCTCAGCAGATGGGTATTCAGTTTGATGCGGCGGCTATTAAGGCGGCTGGAGGAATGCAGCAATTCCTTGAGTCTCTTAGCACAGATATAAAGCGATTCTCTGCATCGAGCGGTATGTTGGAACAGGAAATCTACGGCAAACTTTTCGGTAGTGCAGAAAGCCTTCGTGCTATCACTCCTTTGGTAGGTAATCTGGCAGATAAATTCAGGAGTAATGCTGCTGAAATGCAAAATAGCGCAGGAACTGTTAGTAAAGCCTTCGACATCATGGGTGGTACAGGAAGCGCAGAGATTCAACTTCTAAACAATAAACTTGGTGAATTCACCGATGTGATACAAGGTAGTGTTGGAAATCTGCTTCCGATCATAAATTTTGGTTCTCAGCTGGTTGTTACATCTAATGCGGCGATTTCTCTAGGCAGATCGCTTAAATCTCTCGGTTATATCTCGAAAGTAACTTCTGTGGTTGTAGCCACGTTTGGTCCTATCTGCAAGGTTGCGTCTGTTGCTTTTACCGGTGCTGCTGTAAGCGCGGAAACTTTAAGGCTAGCAGTTAGAAGTCTGTATATTACAGTAGGTGCCGGAATAGCCATTTTTGCCCTTACAGAGGTAATCAATCTTTTGTCTGCTAGTAGTGATAAAGCTGCAAATAGTGTGGATAGTCTATCGCGGGCGGAAGAGAAGGCGAAACAGGCACACGAGCAAACGGCTCAGCAGATATCATCCGTACGTAGTGAGATGTCGTTGAATATAGCCAAGCTCAAAGACTTCAAGGGCAGCAAGGAACAGGAGAAAACTCTGGTACAGCAGATGAATAGCAAATATGGGGAGGCTATGGGCTATTATTCTACCGTGTCACAATGGTATCAGGCGCTTACGGCTAATTCTGAGGCATACTGTAATCAGATGATTAATGAAATTAGGCTGAGAGAACTTGCCAACCAGGCAGCAAACCTGATCAAGCAGCAGCACGATATTAAATATGATGAAAACGGGAAGCTGAGGAAATATAGCAAGAAAAATAAAACAGAAACCAAGACTGTAGGTCAGATAGATGCAGGTGACGGCAAGATTATTCCTGTCAAGCAAAGGGTCGAGGTCGAGGGAACCAGTCAGCTTGATGAGGTTAACAGGAAGATGACTTCGCTTTACCGCCAGCAGCAGAATGTGAAAAAGCAAATGGAGTCCATCGTCAAGAATGGACAGAAAATAAACTTCAAGCATACTGCCGGGTATAGTTCAACTCCTCCACCACCATCTTCCGGCAATACATCAAAAGGCGGTACGACAACTACAACGAAGCCGGAAGTGAAGGAGAAGGCTCTAGAGGGTAGTATTGATTTCTATGAGGAGGAAATCCGGGAATTACAGAAGAAAATCAATGCTTCGGCTGATGAAGCTGCCGTCAAGAGTCTTCAGCAGATCCTGGAAGGAAAGCAGCGAGAGTTAGGGATGTTGAAGGTAAGATTAGGTATCGAAAACGTTCCTGATATCGAGATTAAGAAAAAGGCAGAAGATATATTGTCTGATATAGATGAGCAGATTGGCCGACTGAGGTTAAATCCTATAGAGATTAAAGTCGAAGGTCTTGAAGACCTGGAGAAGCTGCAATCCCTCGGTAATATTAATCTCTCGAGTTTTCAGAGTGTCCAGCAGCAGCTGCATACCATTAATGGAATCTCTAATTCTACAGCCAAAGGACTTGCTGTAGCCGGAGAGAGCTGTGCAGCGCTTGGAAGCGCCATGCAGCAACTTGGTTCTGACAGTGCAGCAGCCAAGGCTGGCATGATGATGGCAGCCGTAGGTCAGATTGTCCTTTCCTTCGCACAAGCGATGACCTCTACCAAGACCTGGATAGACTGGCTCGCCTTCGGTATTACAGGTGCAGCACAGCTGACTAGCATTATCGGTATGATAAGCAAGTTTGCTACAGGTGGTATTGTGGGTGGTAGCCAGAAAAGCGGCGATAACGTCCTGGTGCGTGTCAATTCGGGGGAGATGATTCTGAATGCAGCGCAGCAGGCTAGACTCTTCGCAATCGCCAATGGCGCATCCCTCTACGGAGCTGCTGCGCAGGTTGGTACCGGAATCTCTGATGGCTTTGCTCCAGGAGTAAAGGCTTCTACAAGTCGTTTGCAGGGCATCCTTATCGAGAACGACCAGGCACCAATAGATATCAATCTGCGCCTGCGGGGAAGAGATATTGTTGGCTCTGTAGCGAATGAGACAAGAAGCAATCGCAAGCGGAGTAATATCCGTATCAGATAATAGTATTATAACATCATTATAAAAGCATTAGTAGGCTATGTATATACATGGTTATTATTATAACAGGAAAGAAGAGAAAATCTCCGTTTATATCCTGGTTCGAGGTGATCGATCCAAGGAAGTGGAGATAGGTGGCGATGGTAACGGAATTACCTTCTCTGATGACCCGGTGGAAATCACCTCGCAGGTGAATGATACGTTCGATCATATTCTCTGCTCGCAGGCTTCTATCCGCTTGCTCTGCGAGAACTATGTGAGGGAATTCTTCTCGGGATCCTGTAGGGATGCTGTAGTGAATATCTACCGGGGAACAGAATGTCTCTTTGCCGGATATATCGAGCCTCAGACTTTCTCGCAGGGATATAATGAGTGTGAGGATGAAGTAGAACTGACTTGTGTGGATGCACTCTCAGCCCTTCAGTATTCAAAATATAAGAATGTCGGTTCGCCTTTAGTACTATATAATAAGGTAAAGGCAGAGGCGCAGCAGCTTACCTTCCATGATATCGTGATGGATATACTGAATGGTGTGATGGATGGTATTGATATTCTCGGCGGTCATGATAAGCCATTATACTATGATGGCAGCAAATATGTGGCCGCGGAAAAGGATAAGCAGTATTCCGTACTACAGGATATCAGTATCTCGGAACTTCTCTTTCTTGGTGATGAGGAGGATGATGTCTGGACTCAGGAGGATGTGTTGACTGAAATTCTGAGATATCTCAATCTTCATATAAGGCAGGCTGGCATGAATCTCTATCTGTTCTCCTGGGAGACAATCAGGAGTGGAAAATCTCACTCCTGGCATAACCTCAATGGGAGCGGTGATTTAACGATTGTTCCTCGGACGGTAGATATTACTACGTCTATCGTAGCAGACTGCGATACGCAGATCAGTGTTGCGGAGACGTATAATCAGCTCAAGTTGACGGCTGATGTGAAGGAGATGCAGAATATCGTCAAGAGCCCTCTCGATAGCGATGCGTTGCGTAATGCTTTCCTCGGCATGCAGAAGTATATGACAGAGTACGCTTCCGATGGAGAGGGTAAAAGAGCTTATCATGGATTTGCAGAACTGGTGGCGAATGGCAGTACTGGCTACGATGGTGGTTCTGTGGTTGATTGGTATGTGCAGGTAAGAAAGTGTCAGGACTGGCGCTTTTATGGTGCCAAGAAAAAAGATCTCGTGAAGGATTTATGCCAGGGAGTCAATCAGCAGGATGCCGTGAACTATCTGGGAACCGTGCCGGGTGCCTCGATGCTGGTGTCTGTAGGAAGCGTCAAGAAGACAAACGGCGGACAGGACAATTCGCTCGTATCGAAAATATCCATGACCGATTACCTGGTAATCAGCGTAAACGGCAATGGCAAGGATGAGGAAAGTGAATTCTATCCCAATGACTCGGACCTTCTGAAAGCGATACCATGCGCAGAATATGTAGGCAATGAAGTTGGTGGTGTATTCTCGCCTAGCGATGAAAATACGACTAATTATATCGTAATCTCCGGGAAAATGGTAATGAATCCTCTGATGAGGATGACGGCTAATTATCATGATCTGAGAAATAAAACCTGGTTGAGTTTACCTTTCGGTGGGCAGGATGGCATCTACGTCTGGCATCAGACTGTGCCAAGCCGCAATAACGGAGATGGTCGCTATTATACACGCAGATATTGGAAAACGGAGAACTGGAGAAGCAAGGTGGTATCAGATGATGTTATGGACAAGAAGAGTGATGGCGGATTTATGCCGTTTACTGGTGAAGGCCCGCAGGAGTTTGAGTTTAAGTACAGTGCATTCGGGGACAGCACCGATAAGTTGTCGAAGGTCGGCGTAATTCAGTGTATGCTGATAATAGGTGATAAATGCGTAGTTGAAAAACGCCCTGGGCAGCTCCTCGGAAGCGATAAGGTGGCGGGAACGGGTAATGGTCAGCTATCGGATTATGTTTGGATGAAGTATAAGGCCAGAGAGGAATGCTCATCTGATGATGAATATTACCAGCAGAGTTTCTCGGTGGGATTCGACCCTAAGATTGGGGACAAAATCATCGGTACAGAGTTTTCCATACAGAATAATCTGAGCTATACTGATAATGTGGATGCAGATGGAACTGCCATTCCGGTCCGTATGAGTGACAAGGTGCATGGTGCTGTGAAGTTTATCATCCTCGGACCAGTCAACAGTGTGTGGGAAGAAATCATCCGACGACATCCTACCGCCTTCCGACATACCAAGTGGTCGAGCAATACGAAGCCTATCCTATCACATGTGAGCGATATTCTACTGGAAGAGTTTGAAGTGAAGGTTGTAAGCGATCATGGTAAGGTTGGCAGCGATGGTGCAGAGAATGACCTGGTGTATCTGAGCGACACGAAAGAAAATTTCGTGAATGTCAAAGATGATCTTGAGATGAAGATCACTACAGCTCTGACATCTGAGGAATGCAAAGCGCTCGGTGTAAAGAATGGCATTAGTCTTTCTGCGCCGCTGAATGTTGACACAGAACTGAGTTTGCTGGGTGTTTACAATACTAGCAATGGCGAATTGGCAAAGCCGGAGCAGCACTATGTCAATGACTACTGGCAGGAGTGGCATGAGCCAAGAGTTATCATGGAACAGAATCTGATGGATGAGCACGGTAATGTTTCTCCATTCTATCTGTATCGCCATCCGGCAATCGGCAAGACTTTTCATGTGCAAGGCATCAGTTATAATCTTACCAGCGGTACTGCTCAGATGACGATTAAAGAGATATTCTAATTATATTCTAACAATATTATAAAGTCGTATGATAGAAACAAAAATCATAGTTAAACCCAAAGGGAATTCCGGAACTGGCAATAGTTCCGGAGCGTCTGGCTATGGAGGTGAGTATGTGCCTGAAGCTGATTATGCTGCTAGAGCCGGTAAGGCTAAGAAGGCGGAGTCTGCGGATCTGGCAATGCGCGCCAATACGGCTAATACAGCTGATCGTGCAAAGTATGCTGACAAGGCGGGAGAACTTGACGAAGAAGCAGAGGTTTTGCAGAGGTACATCCGCAAGGATATTGATGATATAGTTCAAAGAACCGTGACCTGGGAGAAAGTGCAGAAACTACTTGGTGGTTTGCTGGTAGGAGAAGATTTTTCCTTTGATGCGGATGGCAATATCATCGCTCATTCTATCGCTTCCGAGAATGCGAATGAAGCAGAGCACAAGGGCTTTTCTATCATACAGACCGGTCCGAAGACCGGAAAGTATAAGCTGAATATCAATGAGCTGCTGGCTTTCTCCAAGGCAAAGGTGGGCGACAAATTCGTATTTGATGCTGCGAATGATTTTCGCTTTGATGCGGAGGGTAATATCATCGCTCATTCTATCACTTCCGAGAATGCGAATGAAGCAGAGCACAAGGGCTTTTCTATCATACAGACCAGTCCGAAGACCGGAAAGTATAAGCTGAATATCAATGAGTTGCTGGCTTTCTCCAAGGCAAAGGTGGGCGACAAATTCGTATTTGATGCTGCGAATGATTTTCGCTTTGATGCGGAGGGTAATATCATCGCTCATACAATTGCTTCTGATGGTGCGAATGAAGACGAGGAGAAGGGTTTTATGATTGCCCGAAAAGATGATACCGGCAAATACAAGCTGTGTGTGGACGAATTGCTGGCGTGGGGATCTGCAACCGTCAAGCAGTTGCACGTTAAGGGTGATTCTACCTTTGATGGCAATCTCTTCAGTAAACAGTTTATTTCTGATTTCTTGACGGGTAAGGGTTGGGGTATCTATAATAAACCTATCTTCAATGCGGCTGGCGTACAGGAGAATAAGTGGACGGGAGAGTTTGATGACGTTATTGTACGTGGCTCGCTCCGTGTCTATGAAATGATTATCTCACAACTCTTGGGCGAGAACGACAACCGTATCTTCACCGGCATGATGGAGGTGGATCACTACGATGCAGATAGCGGCAAGGTGTATCTCAATACGCAGGATGGCAAGCTTTACAATCCTTTCCGCCGCAACGACATCATCATGGTGCAGCAGTTTAACGGTATGCCTAACAGCAGCAATGACTACTACGTAACCAAAAACTATGAGTTGCTTGTTACGGATGCAGGCTGCGGAAGCCTCGAAGATGGTGATAAGCGTTTGGACTGGGTGAAATTCGCCAACTTCACTTCTTCGATAGCGGGAGCCACACCAGAAGCTCTCATCAAGAAGAAGGACACATTCGTGCGAGTGGATAACCTCAGCGACCCAGACCGCAAGGGTATCATGCAGATTATAACTGTAGGTACAGCTTCGCCTCACATGGATGTAGTCTATGGCCTGAAAACAGACCCAGAAGGAGCGTTGAAGGGCAGACTAGGTAACCTGGAAGGCATCGTGCATCCATGGTTCGGCAGACTACAGGGATTCGGTGAGTATCTGAATAACCTCTATGCAGTAGGCGACCTGATTCTGCGCAGGACTGGCGAGAGCGTGGATACCAAGTTCCAGGTTCTTGAGAATATGTTTTCAAGTCGATTTGCCAAGACCAGCTATGAGCTGACCAATGGCAAAAACTATCTTGAGAATGGGCAATTCCTGGAGCAGGTGACAGATGCAGATAACACAATCATCGCCAATTGGGAGATGAATGAAGGTGAGGATACGGAATTGTGGGTTGATGCCAATGGTTTGCCGTTTATGGTGAACGGATCACTATCAACTAGTGGTAACAGAAAGGTCTCCCTGGAGCAGAGCGATGGCAGGCAGATGCTTCGCTTACAGAACTGCGGTCTGCGACAAGCTAATGCTGACATAAAACAATCAGGAACTCATAAGGAATATGTGAAGGGAAGCGGTTCGATTAATGACGCAGGATTGGCTCAGACAGAAGGTTCCGCAGTCGAGGTGCAGGATAAGCTCTATGTAAATGTCCGCATCTACGCCAAGAGCGCTGGGCAGCTTACCTATGGCTTCGAGGGATGCAAGGTCGTGACTGGCAAAGTAAATGAACTGGCTGCGAAGACAGTAAACATATCATATTCTGGTGAGTGGCAGACTGTAGGTATGGAAGGCCGGTGGAACGGCACCGGTGATTTCATCATCCGATATTCTGGAGATTGCTACGTTGCTGTAGTATCTGTCACCGACGAACCGCTCAGTGAGCTATCCAAGACGGTGAGTACTCAAATCATTCAGACTGCAAGCAATATCAAGCTGTTGGGCGAGAATATTGATAAGGTGAATGGCAAGACTACGCAGCTGGGTATAGACCTGGATGCAGAAAAGGGTGAAATTCGGCAGTATGTCGATACTAAGGATAAGAAGAATCGAGAAGATACCTCTTCCCTGATTACTCAGACATCTAGCAGTATCACATCATCTGTTGATAAGAAGCTGAAGAACCAGTATTATACCATAACAAGCGAATACTCTTCGTCCATCACCCAAAAAGCAGATCAGATTACCTTGAAGGTATCAGCCGCTCAGACAGCAGCCGACAATGCCCAGAGCGCAGCCGACGCAGCTCAGGGTACTGCCGATACTGCCATCAAGAAGAATGCAGAGCTGAAGGTGACCGTTGACGGCATCGGTTCCAAGGTGGATACCAAGATAGCCAATGCCAAGGGCGAAATCACCAAGGAGTACACATCAGCAATCAACCAGAGCGCC